GGAAGGCATACCAGTAGCTTCATCTGCCAACTGTCGAGCCTTATCAAAAACTTGTATACACTCGCCGGTTACGTTCGGGAACTTCGTGCCAAAGATGGCTTGTCCCGGCGCACCCGCCTGACGCCTGAATACCTTACCCGGGTAAACTGACATGTCTTGTCCCGGTACTAGGTTTGTCTCATCAATCTCGATTAACAGATTAGATGATAGTGCGGCGTTATCTACAGCAAGACGCATGAAACCATTCATGATCTCTTGTGTATCTTCCATATTCTCAGCCAGACCAATACCAAAGAACGAGTATGGATTTAACTCATATGGTACTGAGTGGTATGGAATACGAGTAGGCGTGAACGGGTTAATTACTAAACGGATGACCTGACCATTACAGACCCATGCATTGATCTGTACTTCGTCTTGGTCAATTACTTCATCTGGTAGTTCCAGTTCAGCTTCTTCAGCGATGTCAGCATCTACAACGCCCCAGTACTCAAGTACTTCGTAGCGTTCTATAGAAGATGACATATCACTGTCTTCTAATGTGTCCTCCCAGTAGTGTGGAGTATAACTCGGGCCGAAATCAATCGCCTCATCAATTGCCTCTGGTCTAAAGAAAGGACGTTTTTTTAGGGCTCTCAGTTGAGAGCGGTTGAGCCTGTGACGTTCTATGACGTACTCGGCTTCTGCCATATTCCGGGCATCTGGGTCTGGATAGAAGTTCCAAATACTTACAGATTCCACTTTTGGAATAGTCCTGAACACGGGATCATACGTTCCTTCGTCATTCCAATTTGGGTACTCTTTCTGTAACGCAAATGGGCCTTTGAGAATGCCTGTACCAAACAGTGACATTTCAAAAGCAACGGAACGTAGATGTTTGTTTGCTTCACTTTCCTCTAGCTGGTCATGGATAGTCTTTTCCATTTTCCTAGAGGCTTCTTTTGCTGGCTCAAAAGTTAGAGCCGTTGGTGTTTTGCCCGGGCCTTCGCGTAGCTTATCTTCTACTCTACCAAGTTGATCTTGGAATGGGCCGGATCTTTTTAGTAATTCTGGTCGTGCAATAGTCGGGTTCTTTGGCCCACTACCGCCGGTTAATTCATTTAGCTTATCCTCAGTAACTTCCTTTGGATCAAAGTGCATAGGGCCACTAACACCCAGAGGCTTGTAACTAGGCTCAATGCCAATAGGAAACTTACTCCCTGCAAAAAGCACATCGACAATTTGAGCATAGGCCGCAAGAACTTTGGTCTTAGTGATCTTGATAAATGCCTGACTCTTTTCCTGTTCGGTAAACTGGACATCAGGGCCGTATAAACCACGATAATTCCTATATGAAGTAAGCCATCGTGTTTCATCGGAATGCCTCGCATCGTTTGATCGATTATATCTGCCTTCGATCCACCCAATCAATCCGCCCAGAGACGCATTATCCTCGGGAGTACCGTCCTCTAATCCGATTGAGGTTTCCTCTAAATTTATATCTTCTGGTCGGTCTACAATTGCCATTTATTTAGTATCCAAATTTACGACTCGCGGGTCTCCAAGTCTGAGTATTTTTCTGTCCCCAATCATCAAACGGGGATGCGGCGCGTGGCCTAGACATGACGCCGTAACGTATGGAGTCATAGGTGTGGTCACTGCGGTATCTCACGTCAATATCGTCCCCACCCTTGGGGTCGCCGGGAATGACGGGAAGATCTGCAATAATCTGGCGGCAGTTATTAAAAAATACGATGCCGGGGGTTTCTGCTTCTTCGTCATATTTGAGTAGTTCATGAAGCCGGTTTTTACCCGCTACCCGGGCTCCTGCGCTTCTATCCGATGGACGCCATCTGCATCCCATCGAAATCATTTCTTCTGCTATGGATGGGCCAATCTGGCCTCGATTGTGCCAGCATGAAGAGTCAAGCACACCATAACTTATTTGTTCGCCAATTTCAAGCTCCATGACCGCTTTAGCTAAGTCCTTGCCTGTGTGTTTGCTGACGTATAACTCTCTGTAAACAATCAGAGTTTCATACGCTGGGTCTATCGCAAACCAGTGTACTGCCGAGTAGGATGAGTACCCGTAGTCACATGACCTAAACCGTCTCCATTCTAGTGGTATCTCAAACGGATCCACGACATGGACGTTGGAACGGAACTCTCCGAACGCCGCTCCGTCGGCAATGGCCCAATCACCTTCCAGTAATTGTCGGCGTTGCATCTCAGGGAGCGAAAGAAGGTTAGCCTCGTAGGAACCCTCTTCGTACAGATAGGGATTGTCTTTAAGAGTTGCTGGTATGAAGCGTCTATCAAAAAGAGGTTTCCCTGCTTTCTCGTGCCCTTCTGGGTATTCTAAGGTCTCGCCTGTCTCCAGATCTTTAGCATGAAACGAATGGTTCGCCGGAGAAGGATCAATAAACATTTGCTTAACCCACGAATGGCCGGGGCCACCCGGGTTCGTAGTAGCTCGCATAAAGATCGGTAAATCGGGGTCAGTGGTTCTAAGACGTGATCGCATATAATTCCACGCAAACGGCGTAGAATGTTGCGTAAGTTCGTCAAAGCCGATGTAGCTAAATGCTTGACCTTGGTAACGTAATACATCCTCTTCTCTTTCTAGGTAGGTCATCCATAGTCTTGCTCCGCTAGGGAAAACCCATTGTGATTTTTTCTCTTGCCACTTAGCGCCGGGAAATGCCGCGACGTACATCTCTTGTGACTTCCAAATTAGTTCTCGAAGTTCGTCGTTGGTTCTTCTGAGAATAAGTCCGTTGAAGTTTGGGTTGGAGAAATATCGCATCGGGTCTGCAAGGAGTCCGATACTCTTACCTCCACCGGCCGCTCCGCCGTATAGTACTTCTCTCTCCGATGCCGCGAGAAATTCTGTTTGCGGCCCCGGGTTGGGTGCGAAGATAACTGTTTGTTCTTTTGGCCTTGCATTAAAGTCGAGTGTATCACTGAACTGTAATGTCGTTGGCTCGATTGGTGGGGGTTCTTCCGTCCCACTTATTGCATCAATCTTTTTCTTAGTAACGGTAAGACTTCGCTTAGTCGCCGCTTCTCGTTTTTTAAGATCGCGTAGTTCACGCTCTTCCTTAGTCTTCGGCGCATTTTTTCGCTTGCGGGTCGCAAGCTGTTTAATACGAGGGTTCTTATCACCCCTATGCCGTTTCCATATATTAGCTAAACCTTGGTGAGATATTTCATGTCCTGAATTCTCACTTAGCCATCTAGCGGCCTCTCTATAGGAGTTCCCATCATCTAGGAAATCCATAGCTTTTTCAATAAAGCCTATTAACTCCCAATGTGGGACTGCTACTAAAACATCATCTTCGCTTACTTTGTATCCGTAGGGTACCTTAGATGTTTTATTAGGTCGCTTCTTATCAGGCCAATTATTCGTCTTCGTCATCGGTTGGGGACACCTGTTTCGGTGGTAAAATAAATACGCCCCCTTCTGGCCCTTTAATTTCTATCTGTTCTTTTTTAACCAGCCCGGTTCTATCCAAGATCTGCGTAGCCGCCGCTACTGCATTCCTCGCCCCCATAGCACCCGGGTCATTCAATACATCAACCATGCTGTAAGTTGCCTTGGGAGCATTCATCGCCAAGACCATACTAGCACGATCTACAATCTCATCACGCAACGGGCCTACAACCTCATTGATACGAGTATTCGTCGAGTACCCAGCCATATTCATAGCCTCACGGATATTGCCTCGCGCCTCGCCACAAAGAGCCTCTAAGAAGGCCTCTTGCATGTCTGTGTACTTTTTCTCTTCACTCATTGATTTGTAATCTTTTTTGAAAGGAAACTTATATCCTTTTTGAAACCTTCTAACTCTCTGGCTAGACGTTCTTTATTGTCTGGAGAGTTCATGCCGACTATCACTGCTAATTTATCTTCGGTCAGCTTTGTAGTCATGTCGTTACGATCCATTCGTAACTCTAAATCGTGGTAACTCTTCTTAACGTCGTGGAGTTCTTCTTCTAGGGTTTTTATCTGTTGACGCGCAATAGCGGCCGCTGAAACGACACTAACTAACATACCCCCTAATGTAATTAGTAGTTTTAGATCTACTTCCATTCCCCCATACCCGATTATTCATTATTACTTATATCCTTGGTGGCCGCGTCCCTCACAGCCTCAAGGGTTCCTAATCTTATGGTCAACTCCTGCACTTGCTCTTGTATCTGTCTAAGATCTTGTATATCTCGCTCGACGCCTTCAATAAGCATGTCCTGCCGAGCATCAGCCGGAAGGCTACCGAGGGCTCCCCTAGGCCATTTAATTCTAAACTCGTTGTTAAGTTCTATCTCCATCTGGCTCTTATCTAGACTATGTTCTAAAGTGTTGAGCCTTTCCTGCATGGAAAAATACGCCATCGTCGCTACGGACGAGGCGATGATCATTGCTATTAAGTTACGGATAGGGATCGTAATGGCCGTTGAGTCATTAACCTCTACCATTTCTTACAAGACCAGTATCTAGCAGTCATCTTATCTTTAGCCGTATCGCACTTGTGACGCGCACGGAAAGATTTACGACGCTTAGGGTTAGACTTCTTGATCTTCATGTTGGGATCACCAAAACGAATGATCTTTTCTTTGCCGTCCTGACAGGCCTTAACAACGAACTTCTTACTGCCGCCCGATGTTCTTTTGGGTTTATTGCAAGCCATCTTTGACTTGTCTACTCGCTTAGTAGCCATAACTACTTCTTCTTTTTGCGAACAGACTTACCGTAAGATGCCTCAACTAACTCCCCACGCTTAGGCTTCTTTGAGCCTTTCTTTTCAGCTTCTTCTTCTTGTTTATCTTTGCGCTTATCTTCCGCCATGCCGCCAGAGCTAAACATTCTCTTACGACGAGTCTCTACATTCTTACCGGAGTTAGAAGGTCTTCCTGTCGGAGCGCCTCTCTTAGGGGCTTTGGGAGATTTCACATTACGAGATGGCTCGTTACGTTTAGCTGTCTTCTTAACAGCCTTACCCTTATTAGCTTTGACCTTATCGTCGGTCTTGTTCACGTCGAGCTTCTGAAGACCGTCTCCAATCTTCATGAAACCACCTGTGTTCATTTTTTTAACTTTGCCACTAGATTTAACAGAGGCACCACAATTTGCGTATTTCACTATACTCTCCCTAAGTATTTATTCTTCCCCGAACTTCACTTTTCGCCGGTTGGCTTCATCATCAAAATTTAATTCTTGGGTCGAAAGACTATCGTCCCGGTAATCGGTGTAGTCCTGATCATAGAATTCGCTGTAACCACGGAAGATGGTAGCTTCTTTGCGAGCTTGTTCCGGGGTGATAAGACCTTCCTCAAGAAGGTAGCGCCTGACATCTTTTAATTTTAAATGGACGCCAGTAGCCGCTTCAATTGCGGCTCTTATGTAAATTAGGTTGATTGAGTTTTTGGGGAAAGACATTTTTAGTCTGGTATTTGTTATAACACTACTACGATGTAATTGCAACACCTGAAATAACGTAGTTAAGGTAATTAATAGGGGCGGAGTATTGACGGATTAGCAAATTCATGCTAAAATGTTCAGGCGTTCGCCGGGCGGTCTATATACTATACAGCTATAGATTGTTGCCATGCAGAATAGGGGCATGTGTCCTTATGGAGTAGGCGGTTGAGGTAGATAGAGTTCTTTCCATCGTAGTCCTCACACTTCTCGAATGTTACGGACATATCCTCAAGGCAGACTAACGCAAACACATCACAAGTACCCGCTTCGTATTCTCGAAACGTGGTAGTCTTACCTTTCCTTATGCTATAGAGCCGCGCACCTGTCGCGGCTTTTTTCGTTTTAACGTCTACACGAATTACGCCAGCATCTTCCGGGAGCATTACGAGCAAGTCGTATCCACTTCCGGCCGTGTGGTGTACTTCGTATCCGTAACCGGACACTATAGCGGCCACCAAATGCTCTCCGATACGGCCAACTTGGGTCGCATCCAGAGGATTCATCAAACTAGGGTCAAATAAAGGCTTAAAACTCATCGAACAAATCTTCGTTTAGTAACTTGCCTTCCATTAGGCCAGCGACATCACGAAGATTGTGAGAATGGCGATCAAGTTCATGTGCAATAAGGTAAAGCTGGTTATATCCGGCCGTTCCTTGGTCTTCTCGGTAGAAATCGATCAAATTATCGATTATTTGCTCAAATTCTATCCGTATTTCGATAGATTCATCGCTTTCATTGGGAAAGATGTAACTAACTACGAAAAACCGCCCGTCATTATCCACCTCAAGGTCATTCTCAACCAATATCGGCAATTCGAGCGTCGCAGTATCGCTAGGTAAGCTCATAAATTAATCCATTTAAGGAAAATACTCCAACATTTGCTAAAGTCATTCCCAATAGTATTAAAATTTACTAGTTAAGTCAACTATCTGGCGCAATAAAGTGCATTATTATTACATTAATTGGCGCATATTATTGCTTGTTGACAGAACGTGTACACAAAACCCCCAAATATCGACACGAAAACCTACTAAGTTTACAAATTAAGTCCGTAGGGCCCCCGGTCTCGTTGACAATACCTATTTTTCCAAATTCGGTCAGGGTTGTATACGGTAACGGGTACCCCCCCCGGTGGCAGTGGCGGCCCCGGCAAGCCCCGCCGTTGCTAGGTTTCCGGCGGATCGACCACAACCGCGATCACTCGGCCCGGGTAAAGCCCCGGCATTGCTGGCGATAACGCGCTCCGGGCTCATAACGTAAAGATATGCCCGGCGGATATCCGGCCCGGTTGCCGGTTGCGCGTGTTGACGATTTCAAAACGACCGAGGGCCGGGCGGCCGGGTGTACGCTGTACGCTACACAATAACGCCTAAGCCCCGAACGGTTCCCGGGTGGTGTTACCCTATGGCCCCGGGTTAAATCCCGGCTATGGGCTCGACATTGCGCCGAGTAAACACCGGGCACAAAAAAGCCCGGACAATGCCGGGCTGGTTTCGGTTATTGGGCCGGGTTAGCTGTAACGCTCGGCCCGGATGTTAGCGCCGACGGTATCAATAAAGAGATAGCCGAGCCGGTGGCCGATTGTGTCACCATGCCGCCACCGTTTCGAGAATCTATAACCGGTTAACACTAGGGCCGGGGTAATGATAAACCCGAGGGCCCGGCGGATTGTGTAAGAACCCGGGAACCCTTCGAGACGTTCAAGCGCGATATGAATTTGTCGATATTTCATAATTATATTTCCTTTGGTAGTGGAACCGGGGCGACCACCGCCCGGGCTTGGTTCGATTCTACTACATTAATACGGCCCGGGTAAAGCCCCGAACACTGGGCAAAAAAAAGCCCGGACAATGCCGGGCTCGGTTCGGTTATTGGGCCGGGTTAATCATCGACCAGCGGGGCCGCGTTGATTGCGTCGCACTGCGCAACAATAACCGGGTGCCATAGTTCCCGGTCTATCGGTTCGCCGGGCTCATAATTAGCTAGGGCCCATTGTTGAAATTCCCGGGTTTCGGTTGCGTTCAATTCTCGAAATATCATTTTAGCGGCCCTCGGTTAAATGTTCGGCGGCGCTGGCGCGTACCTTGGCGCAATCCGTGCCGGGCTCATAGTTCGGCCAGTGTCCGGCCTCGACCATATCGCAATAATAAACCGCCTCGCGGATCTCATCGTTAAAGTCAGCGCGGCCCACCATGCCAAGGGCGATGATAAACACCGCCCCGGCTAGGATATAGGCTAGGCGGCCCATTACGCGGCCACCGTCAAAAATGCGTCGGACTCGATAAGCTTGGCGACTTCGCGCTCTCGGGCGTCGAGTGTTATCGCCGTGTTATCGACTTTGCCGGAATTGCGAACCCCGAACCGCTCGGAATTGTGCGAGGCGTAATTAGTCAGCGCCGAGTAAAGGGCCCAAACCGAACGGCCCCGGGCGTCGGCCTCGCGCTCGAATTGTTCCATCATTTTTTTAACTTTGCGCCCGGCCATATTGTTAGCATTTAGAACCGCCTCGGCCTCGGCTGGCGTAATTTGTTTGCTGGCCCATTGTTGCCATGTTCTAACCCGGGTTACATATTCGGCGCATTGTTCCTCGATAAACCCGGCGAATATTTCCGGGGTGAATCCCGAAGTATGGCGGGCGGCTTTGCGGGTATATTCCCCGGCCGTGCATCCATTGGTGCACCATAGATCCTGAGCACCGGCAAACAAGCGAACCGCGCCCGAACCGTTAAAACTATTAGTTAACCCGATTTTAAATAATAGCTGAGTACTCGACCCGTTTAGCTGGCGGATATCCGCGCCGAGCCCATCGAACAATAATTCGATCCGGGTAAACTGGCCGCCATAACTGGCCGACTCTTTAAGGGTAACCCCGGCCAATGCGTGGCGGGGCAATGCCGACTCGGCCCCCTCGGTCATCATCTCATATATGGGGCCGTTCGGGGCGATACCATACCGGGCCCCGACAACCCCGAGGGCGTCGCCATTATCCGAGCGGGTAACGGCCCGGCCAATGCTGGCGGGCAATTGGTCATATACCCCGCCCCAACTATTGGACGTTTCCCGGTTGGTATAAATCGGCTCGAGTATCGCTTCGAAATTTGTTTCGGCGGATAATTCCGGCCAGTTAAACCCGGGGCGATTGTTTGCAATGTTAAACACGTTGCTGTTGTTTTGAATGTTCATAATTATATTTCCTTTGTAGTTAAACGGCCGAGACCACCCCGGCCGATTGTTTGAGTATAACCGATTAATCCGCCCCGAGTAAAGGGCGTTATTAATGTAATAGCTAAAGCGTCCCGGCGGCCCATGACAGAACCCACCACCAAAAGACACAAAAGCCAATGACGGTATAAAGCGGCCGGATTGATCCGAGCGGGTCTTTTTCTTTTTTCATATGGCAACCGCCAAAATGCGCTCGGCATGTTTCGCCCCGTTACCGTGAACCACCGCCGCGATATTGGCGGCCTTAGTTCCCGAGCCTTGGCAAAGTTTGCATTTTTCGCACGTTGTGCGCTGGCCGCCCTCTTTAGTCGCCGGGCATATAATCTCACCCTTTGCTACTTTATCGGCCCCGGTTATTACCCGGAACGTGCGCCGACCGGCGGCCCAATGTTTGCGAGCGTCGGCCAAACTGTCGGCGGATATCATACAAGCGGCCGCGATAACATCCCGGGCCTTTTTATTAATAAGGGCGAATTGGTGACTATACCCCGTCCAGCCCTTGGCGTTAGTTAATAGGGCCGACCATATAGCATGGGGCACCGCCGCCGGGTCACCATAGGCACCGAGGCGGATTGTTTGCCCGGCCCCATAATCGGCCAGCGCCCCGGGCTCAATTGTAGGATACCGGCCGCGTTGTAATGTTTTCCATATATTAAGCGGGGCATGGTAAAGGGTGACATAACAAGGGCGATTGTTTGCGGTGCCCTTCTCTTTATCCGGGGCCGGTTCACCCTTTAAAGGGCAAGCGCCGCATATGCCATAATCTAACCCGAGCCGATTAATTTCCAGCGGGTCACGTTCGGGGTCATCGGCTAAAATCCAAGTTTGCAACATGCCGCCGGTTTTGGCGTTGTTACTTTTAACCGTTGCAATGCAAACAATGGGCGAACCATCGAGAACCGACGGCCCACGGTAAAGAATACCCGCGCCGGGGTGCTTTGTTTTTTTCATAATTATATTTCCTTTGTAGTGTTTAAGGGCCGCCACCACAGCGAACCCATAACCCCGATTATATACAAGCGCCACCAGTTAGCAAGTAACAAAGGGCACAGCTAAACCGGCTAAATTATTTTTTTATTTTTTTATTACACTCCTACATGTATATATGTATGGGTATGATTAATGTGGGAATAATGGCGTAACTGTATTTTAGTCTTGACGCGCCAGTCTTTTTTTTAGTACCTCTTTAAAACCAGAGAGGAGAGGAGAGCAGATGAAAAATGATAGGAAAGTATTAGATAAAAGCATACCTCCGCTAGGTTACGAAATGACAATTGAAGAAGCATGGCAGGGTATCGCCAACTTTTACGATGCCATCGAAATAGCTGAAGCCGGACATCGTGCCGATTTTATTCAACTAAACCATACTAAAGTAGTCATCAAGGCAGATCGGGCGGGAGAGAATCCTGATGCGATGGTAACAGTCTGCCCTGACAAGTGCCCCGACTGTGGGACATCACATTTAAAATTAGTCGAAGACTAAATCTACCTTCATCACAATAAAAAAAGGCCCCGAAACGTCCAAAAAGGATATTCCGGGGCCTTTGGTGGTGCCATTTTAAGGGGGAAGTGGCACCTCGCAGTGTTAAGAGCGGGAGGAGTACTCCTAACAGTATTAAGACTACTATAATGCCCTTAGTAGGTCAACACTTATACCCATAGTTGACGCGCCAGTTTTTTTTAGTTATCGTATTTACCGAACTCATAACTTTAAGGGGTATACGAATGACAAAATATTTAGAAGAAAGGACAACGGCGGATGGAAAGGTGTTTTATGCCTTCAACCCATCCCGGGGAGTAAGAGACGCATTGAATCTGCGTTACCAGAAGTTCCCCAACAAGCGTGATGCTGTGAAGTATTGCCAGCAAGTGGCGCTAGAATTTAGTTTGCACCGCCGCAAGCATGAAGGCACGATCAAAGTCGATGACGATAGTGTAGAAGGCTTGATTAATTTCTATAAAACCACGCAAGAGTGGATAAAATTAGCTGATAACAGCAAAACTTTCTACAATTTACAGCTAAGAACAGCCACAGAGATGCAATTAGACGCATCTAAACTCGCATTTGGTCAAGTAAAGGCAAAAAACATCACTGCTACACAAGCAGACAAGCTGTTTACGCTTATCCAGCGGGAATATAGCGACCATAGAGCCAGCCACGTCGTTAAAGTACTGAGGAAAGTATACAACGTAGGCTACCGACACGACAAAGTGCCCGCAAACCCGTTCAGTAATATGAAAATACCCGGCTTGGCTACTCGCAAGGTACTCTGGGAGCCCAAACAGGTGTTTAAATTGATCGATACAGCCGACAAGATGGGGTATCCATCTATCGGTACGGTGACTTTGCTTACCTACGACCTCTGTGCAAGGCCCGGGGACATGAGACAACTAACGTGGGCGAATTACCACGACAGTCAGTTTGCTTATGTTCAGGAAAAGACTAAAACCATAATGGGGGTAGCCGCTTCTCCTAGGCTCGTAGAGAGGTTGAAGAAGTATCATCAATACGATTCATCAGATATAGAACGTGAAGGTTGTATTGTGGTCTGTGAGACTACGGCAATGCCGTACAGCAAAGACCTACTGGTCAAATACTTTGCCCGGATTAGGAAACAAGCGGGGCTACCCTCGCACCTACAACTACGGGATCTCCGCAGGACAGGTGCAACCGAGATGGCCGAGGCTGGTTGTACAGAAGATGAACTGAGAGCCGTTACGGGGCACCAATCCCGTGAGATCTTGGCGACCTACGTCCGACCAACAATGAAGTTAGCAACGTCCGCAATCAACAAGAGGTTCGCATCGTGAGGATGCAAGGGGTGCCTCATTACCCCGACCTCATAATATGTGATTTCTGCGGGAGATCTACTCGCGGAGTCATCTACCCAAACGAGCCTGATTCGGTTAAATGCACATCATGTCATATGGAATTAACTGATGTAGCAACTAGTGTAGTGGTTAACGGAGAGTGGAAAAACGACCAAAAACGATCACTCCACTCCACTGATATAGTTACTGACGCTCTAAATCACTTAGCAAACAATGACTTAGACTAGACTTGGTTGCGGGAGTAGGATTTGAACCTACGACCTTCAGGTTAGGTAGAAGTTCAATAATAACAATGAGTTAACTAGGGGTTTAATGGTTAAGCGCATAACTAATGTAATAGTTGAACTATAGTAAAACTGTTGACGGATGCTAAAAACCATGTTAAAAAAGCGAGGCCGCTCCGGGGCCGAGCTACCCCTAATACTCGTTTTAAGGGAGACTTATGTATAACCGGCAGGAACAAATCGAGATAATAAAATCGATTAAAGTAAGCGAAGGGGAATCGAAAACAATCGACTGTCCCTTTTGTTACGGTAAAAAGAAATTCAGCATAACGAATAAAGACGGTACCGTTCTTTGGAATTGCTACAAAGCATCATGCTCGATCAAGGGTGCGTATCGCAAAGGAATGACACTGTCCCTGATCAAGAACCGGGTTGGTGTTAAGAAAGAAACTCTCGGTGAATTTCTGGCAAGAGAGATAAACGAACGTGGACTCACACTTCGACGGATACCCGAGATCCTATCTCAACCAAAGAACCACACCTACGTCATGAATTATCTTGAAGAGAACGGGTGTATACCCGCCTTCGACCAAGGCTTGGTTAAAATACTGTATGCCCCGGCTGACAATCGTTGTTTGTTTATGATGAACGATGGTAAGGGTGCCGTCGGTAGAGCCCTCGGGGATAACACTCCTAAGTGGATGTCCTACGGAGATACCTCGGGTGCGTTAACTGTTGGAACCTCGGATGTGGCTGTAATTGTTGAAGATGCACCGTCTGCTTGTGCCGTTGGAGTCATTGATGGGTACGCTGGTGTCGCTATTTTAGGCACTAATTTGAGTACAAAACAGAAACAAAGTCTCAAAAACTACCGAAAGATTATTATTTGTCTTGACAATGATGCTAAAGGTAAAGCTATAAAGCTGTTAAGGCAATTGCAAGGGTTAGTAGACTGTACTGTTAAGTTCATTGCTAAAGACCTGAAGTATTGCCCAAGTGAGGAAATAACAAAGGTGTTAGAGAATGAAATGTAGAGGTATTGTTGTTATCGACTATGATTTACCCGGAGGGTATAAGCAAGCGGCTGTCGAACAAGAAGCACTCGAAAATACTATCCGTGAGTTAGTTAAGGGTAATCCGCGAGTGGTTCATTCAGAAGTCGATATTAAAGAACGTAGAGGGGATAAGACCCCAGACATTAAAAAGATGAAGTTACGATCTAGTTAATAAATTTTATCAAACGATTTAAAAGGCCCTGTCGAAAGATGGGGCTTTTTTTTGTTTTGCGTTCGTGTTACCGTGTAGCTCAACTATAACTTAACTATACGATAACTATGGACATAAGAATACTTAAATCACTATTATCATTCGACTTTTATAACGATAACAAGGCCAACTTATCCAAGAGCCTGTTCGAGGATGAGATTCAAGACGCTTACGTCACGATCTCCCGAGCCCACGAAAAGCACCAACACGACCTTACCCCGGCTGACATCTTAGCTTTATGGAAGAACCAGAACCCGGTAGCTACCCGGGCTGACCAAGAGGCATTCGCGGGGATCATTGACCTAATAAATACCATCGAACCACTTTCCCCGCCTGTAGTAACTGAAGTTATACAAGGGCTATGGCAACGCCAGATAGGCACCAAGATTGCCAACATGGGTATAGAGGTGGCCGACGGTAACCCAACAGGTATGGAGCGATTGCACCAGTTACTTGAGGGATCCAAAGAAGGCTTCATGCCTACAGACTTTGGTGAGAAGACAACGAAGGATATTCATGAGCTTCTAGCCGGTGTTACCGACGATAACCGCTGGGAGTTTAATATATCCACGTTATCCCGGCATGTATATGGGATAGGTGCCCGGGAGTTTGGGTGTGTGTTTGCATTACCTGAGACCGGCAAGACAGCATTCTTAGTCAGTATATGTACTGGCCCGGGCGGATTCTGCGAACAAGGCGCTAAGGTAATCTACCTCGGTAATGAGGAAGACACTGGGCGTACTATGCTCCGAGCAATACAAGCACACGCTGGTGTTACCCGGGAGCAAGTAATTGCTGACCCTATGAAAGCCCGGCGTAAGTTTAACGACATTGAAGACCTGTTCGATATGAATGAGATACAGGATTGGGACTTGGCTAAGATAGAAGCCTACGTCGAGAAAGAACAGCCTGATATACTAATTATTGATCAGGCAGATAAAGTAAACATTGGCGGTAACTTTAACGCAGGGCATGAACGTCTGCGTGAGCTTTACCGTCGATTGCGTGAGACCGCGAAGAAATTTGACTGTGCCCTACTCGCGGTTAGCCAAGCCAGTAATGATGCCAAAGGACGAACTCGTTTATCGGGCTTCGATATGGAAGGCAGTAAGATCGGCAAGATGGCCGAGCTAGATTTATGTATTGGTATCGGGAAGCATGAAGCCGGGGACGTTGATGACTCCGAGCCCGACACATCACGTTATCTAACCGTCAGTAAGAACAAGCTGAGTGGTTGGCATGGCACAGTAATTTGCAACATACAGCCGGAGATCTCCCGGTATGTGGAGTAAATATGCTGGTGACACTATCCAAGCAGGACGCCCATAGCAGTAGGATAATGGGTGCAGATACGGTGAAGCTCTGTGAAATGCAGGGCTTTAAGCCAAGACTAGAGAACGACAATCAAAGTCGTACTGAAGCGAACATTTACGGGTTCAAGGCAGAGTTTGCTGTGGCCCGGTTATTCGATCTCGAACCCCCAACGATTAACGTGCTGTCGGACGGCGGCGTAGATCTCTGGTGTGGGGATGTATCGATTGATGTGAAGTTTACTAACACAGAGTTCGGCCCGTTGGTATTCGATCAGATACCAAAATTCAGGGCGCAGATCGCTGTGTTGGTTGGGAGAACCGATGATCCAAAGGTAATGCGGATTAACGGATGGGTAGATCGTAGGACGTTCAAGCAGGAATGTAGCCCCGCAAATTTCGGATATGGCGACAGACTTAAAATGGAACACGACCAGTTGTTCCCGATTGAAAGCCTATGGAAACAATTAATGGAAACTAAATTTAAAGGGGAATAATGTGAGTGTAACAATAGTATTGGACTTAGAGACAACGGTTCAATTTGGTGAGGACAAAAGTAAGGACAACAGCCCGTATCATCCAAAGAATAAAATAGTCTCATCCCATTGGCGGATGATTGAAGATGGAGAGGTAGGCCCAGCACGAAGGGCGATCTTTAACCACAACGAACAGAATGGCCTAGACGCCGATAGCAGTGCGCCCATGAAGGAAGACCTTAGTCGGGCCGGGTTAATTGTATGCCATAATGCTAAATTCGACGTGTCCTACTTATTAGAGTCAGGTTTCAGTATACCAAAAAAGGTGTACGACACGATGATAGGCGAGTACATCTTCGCACGAGGACAACGTCAAGAGCTATCTCTCAAAGCTACAGCCGAGCGCAGGGATGTAACTCGAAAGAAATCAGATTTAGTTGATGGCCTGTTTAAATCCGGGGTGGGCTTTGAAGCAATGCCTCTGGATACAGTAATCGAATATGCTGATGCGGACGTGCTATCTACAACTGAGATCTATCTAGCCCAGCAAAAAGATCTGCTAAAAGAGTCGAACGTCGGCTTACTCCCAACCTTCACTCTAATGAATGAGATGTTGCTCTTCTTGGTAGAACTAGAACGTAACGGTATCGCCATAAATACGGATACTCTGGCCGAAGTAAAGGAACAGTACGAGGCTGAAAAGGTACAGATTGAAAAGGATCTAGATGCTATCGTTGTCGATGTGATGGGGGATACACCTATCAACCTGAACAGTGGTGTCGATATGACCGCCGTGGTTTATTCGCGTACAGTCAAAGATAGAAACTACCACAAGAATGCTTTTAACATTGGGGTAAACGCCCGGGGCAAACCACTGCCACCCCCACGGATGAATGCTAGTAAATTTGCTAACACCGTCCGCAAGTCTACACGCCGGGTCATGAAGACCATAGCCAACCACTGTGACGTTTGCGAGGGCAAGGGCAAACTACAGAAGATGAAGGTCAACGGTGAGCCCTATAAGAACCTATCTAAGTGTACGCATTGTGATGGGCGTGGGTACACATTGACAGAGACAGGCCAAGTGGCCGGGTTAAAACTTATTCCTACACAGCCTACTGACGCCAGTATAAATGGTTTTAAAACAGACAAGCTAACGATCAAGAAATTGATTGCCCAAGCGGAAGCCAAGGACAACTTAAAAGCCATAGAGTTCCTGACAAAGACATCTAGGCTGAATGCTATATCCACATACCTAGACTCGTTTATTAAGAACATCCAAGCGTCTACCCGGGCCGACGGAATACTACATGCTCAGTTTAACCAATGTATAACTCGCACAGGCAGACTTAGCAGTTCTAACCCTAACTTCCAGAACATACCCAAGGGCTCAAAGTTTCCCGTACGGAAAAGCGTACACTCAAGGTTCGAGGGTGGCACGATTATGGAAGCCGACTTCTCTGGGTTAGAATTTAGAGTAGCCGGGGAACTTTCCCAGTGCCCTACTGTCATCGGCCAGATACTAGATGGTTTTGACGTACACAAACAGACCGCCGCTATTATCAACCAGTGTCCACTAGAGGACGTTGATAAGACTATGAGGCAAGCGGCCAAAGCGTACACGTTCGCGCCGTTGTATGGTGGTATGGGTGCTAATGAGCCACCTCATATCCAAGCCTACTTTAAAGAGTACTTTAACATCTACAAAGGCCTCGCCCAGTGGCACCGTAAGCTAATGGACGGTGTACTCAAGGATGGCATTGTAAGGATACCTAGCGGCCGCGAGTTTTACTTTCCTAACGCTCGGAGGCTCGGAAACGGCAGGATAACTAATGCTACTGCTGTAGTTAATTACCCCTGCCAATCGTTTGCTACTGCCGACCTAGTGGTCATGTCATGCGTCCGGGCGCACCAGCGTTTCATAGCAGAGGGCTTCAAATCAAGACTGATCTTGACGGTTCATGATTCAATCGTTGTGGACGTACACCCGGATGAGGATGCGCCGGTCATAGAAGCCCTGAAGTGGGCTATGGGTGGGTTAGCTGAAGAGGTCAAGGAGCGGTACGACTACGACCTAACACTTCCCCTAGACATCGAAATTACACAGGGCCCAAATTGGATGGAACAAATTGAATTGGATATTGACTAGTTACACTAACTGAGGTACATTATAATACCTTAACTAAAAACCTTATAAAGGTACTTATTGGAGACATATATGAATGAACTTACTACAATCAGCAAAAGTGAACAGTTGGAAATTGCCGCCGCTATGGGTATGGGTGGTAATGATACTCCTACTTCTGGTGACAGGCTCCCTGAACTGAAAATTAACTACCAAGAAGAGAACGACCAAGGTCAGACTCTGCCCCGTGGTCAGTTTTATGTGAAGGGTACCGAAGATGACCCTGTTTTTGCTAAGTCAGTAAACTTTCGTCCGTTATCTCAGCTATTCCAGTGGATTCAGTACGACGCCGAGGAGAACAAGGTCAAAAACAAAACCTTGATGATACCGATGCTAAGGCTCGAAGCCCGGGATGAAAAAGGCACAACACGTTGTGGTAAACCCGCAAGCAAAGTATTGCGTGAAATGTCTAAAGAGGATCAGAAGCGGTACAGCGATATCAAGTGCTTCCGCCAAGTCCGTGGACTGGTGTCCTACGAAGGCAAGAACGCGGACGGCGAGACCGTATCAATTGAAAATCAACCCGTCATCATGATGTTGAAGGGTAGTAACTTTAATCCGTTTGAGGAAGAGTTTTTAGACAAACTACCTCGCGGCCGTAAGATGCACGAGTACACCGTCAAGATCGGCGCTACCAAAACAAAAGGTAGTGGCGGCAATATCTGGTGGGTACTTAACTTTGACCCTGATTTGACGAACACCCTAGCGATGGACGAACAGGTTTTTGAAACCGTAAAGGTTATGCATGACATGGTGAAGCGTGAAAACGACAAGATCCAAGCCTCGCATGAGAGAAGCCTGAGAGACAGTCAGCTATCGGATGATGCTATCGATGCCATTGAAGGCATATCTAGTGACTTGGAAGATGATTTAGCAGACGAAGCGTAATCGTACCTTAACCCTAAAAGAGGTACGTTATGTCTCTAAACATACTCGAACACCAACTACATATGGTACTGGACAAGCTCTCCAACGGGGAGCCTGTTGAGTATGAAGAGAGTTGGATTGAAGAAGCAGGAGAGATGTTTAAAGACACTCTTCGCAAGCAACTAGAGCCTCGGGAAGATGGGTTCCGCATCCGCATGTCGAATGTGGGACGCCCCTCTTGCCAACTACAGCACGAAAAAGCTGGCACCCCCAAATCTAAGAACCCCTACAATAACATTGTCCGATTTATGTTGGGCGATGCTACCGAAGTATTGGTTGAGTTATATCTTAAACTAGCCCGGGTAAATATTACCGGGGGTAAGGATAAGGTACAGCTAGATGTAGGTGAGACTACCATCCTTGGCGAGAATGATGTCGAGATCGATGATAAGATCTATGACACAAAGTCCTCAAGCCCGTGGGCCTATGACAACAAATGGGCGATGGGCTGGGAAGGTGTGGCTAAGGATGATGCGTTTGGCTATGTTCCCCAGTTACTAGGCTACAGTGATGCTTCCAACAAAGAACCCGGCGGATGGCTTGTAGTCAATAAGTCCACTGGCGAAATCAAGGTGGTGGACGCTGAGTTTACTGATGCAGATAAACGTGCAATCAGGAATAAGATCGCGTCTAATGTGGAATTGATCACAACAGATGCGCCTTTCGAGAAATGCTTTGAACCACAAGATGAGTATTTCCGTAAGCAACTAACCCCCAATAAAAGACTACCGATTAACTGCACCTTCTGTAACTACCTTCATGCCTGTTGGCCGGACGCTAAGTACCGACCACAGACCGGTAGCAAGGCTCAGAGTCCCCGTCATTATTGGTACGCGGAGTACGAAGAATAGTGCCATTCAGAAATATAAGAGGCCGAGCAATCGCTAACGGCTACCGTTCCGGGCTGGAAGAAGACATTGGCCTACAACTTAAAGAAGCTGGCATAAAAGCAGAGTACGAACCTTTTCGCATTCCGTACATAATGCCTATCCAGAACCGAAAATATACACCCGATTATGTATTGCCGAACGGCATCGTAATCGAAAGTAAAGGTAGGTTCACTCCTGAAGATCGAAAGAAGCACCTGTGGATCCGTGATGATTACGGAGACGCACTTGATCTACGGTTTGTGTTCAGTAACCCACGCGGAAAACTACGCAAAGGTAGCAAGACTAGCTACGCCGATTGGTGTGAGAAACATGGGTTCTTGTTTGCGTCGAAGGAAATCCCGGACGAATGGCTGAAAGAGAAGCCTAAAAAGCGTTCATTAAATTTACTAAACAAACTTCGAGAAACAAAATGACGGATAAGTTTATTGGAGCATTTATAGAACTCGTCCCGAACGAAACGAATGAAGGAATAGACTTTCGCTTTGGGTGGGAATTCCCTGACAAAATGGAACCAGAAGTACAGGAACTGTTTAAGAACCTAGTAGCTGGTATCTTTGGATTGATGAGTAGTCAGGACGAAGAGATTATTGCTATCGGTGAGATAGTCCGTAATGTATCCGGCTTCGATGACAGCATAGTACCGGTAGCCGATAATGAAATCATATTTACGGCCGACGATGAACTACTCGAAAAGCTAGAGTCCTCATCAAAAGTAATCGACATAACGAAATATAAACCGCAAGGCGACCAATGATGAGCGATCTATTTATTGGCCTATGTGGAAAGAAAGGCTCCGGGAAGAGCTATGTAGCAAAGAACATGAGGGATACTCGTGGGGCGAAGATTATTCGCTTTGCCGATACCCTCAAAGACATGATGCGTGTGATGGGCTTTAACGAAGGCCAAATCAACGGCGATCTTAAAGAAGTAGCCTGTGACATGCTGAATGGTAAGACCCCAAGATACGCCATGCAAACACTCGGAACTGAGTGGGGGCGTAACTTACTGCACGAGAATATCTGGGTAGATATGCTTGTTGCCAAGGCGAACAAAGAGACCGGAATTGTGGTCGTTGACGATGTTCGTTTTCCAAATGAAATACAAGCAATCCGTGAGAATGGCGGAGTGGTAGCGTGGGTGGAACGAATTTCCGTCTACGAAGGTGAAGATGAACACGCCTCCGAAACCTCGGTTAGTTCAGCGGACTGTGATGTCTGGATTGATAATACCCTACCTATCTCTGAAGTGATCACCAACGTGGAAGGTTGGGCCCGGTTGCAGAAAGATATTAGGAATAAAAATGACAAATAAAGTTAATATTGACTTAGAAAGAGATGGTAAATTTGATGACCTCGGCCTCACACGACTCCGCGAAAGCTACATGCGGGAAGACGAAAGTAGCCCCCAAGAAAGGTTCGCCTACGTCTGCGAACAATTTGGATCTGACCAAGAACACTCCCAGCGCCTCTATGAATACACCAGTAAGCACTGGCTGTCGCTGTCCACGCCAATCCTCAGCTACGGCAGGAGCAAAAGGGGTATGCCCATCAGTTGCTTCTTGTCGTACCTCGACGATAGCGCCGAAGGATTAGTAGATACTCTATCCGAAGTAAACTGGCTATCGATGCTCGGGGGCGGTGTGGGTATCCAT